TCATTATCTATTGTCCACTGTTGCATTGTATTCCATTTGTATATAGTTTCTCTCCCTAATAATTTTTAAATTATTATTATAAACAAAACCTAATTTTTCATATAAATTTTTAGCAAAATTATCTTCAAATACCCATAATGAAGCATAATCTTTATCTTTTAAATAAACTTCATACGCCATTCTAGCATATCCCTTTCTTCGATAAATTGGGTGAATATCACACCCAACTTCATCCCCATCAGTTCTAATGTACCCTACTGAATGTCTATTTATTTCAATAATATACCATTTAGGGGTGGTAGACTCAAACCAGGCTCTACATTCATTATACTTAAATATTGAATTGTTTTCTAGGTTGTTTCTTGTAGATTCATCATTTCTTACTTCTAATAAAAAGAGAAGATCATCAACTTTTAAAGGTCTAAGATTTAGGGACATAATCAAATGGTTGGATTAGTAAAGGATTACCTTTAGGTTGTTTGGGGAAATTGTAATATTGTTGAGAACTTTGTTTGTATATAGTATAAGCTATTTTTGATATATCGTTAATTATTAATCCTTTATCTTGATATTGTTTTAGAAAAAAGATTTGATTTTGAGCAGCATGGTGATAATTACCCCGATTTTTGATCTTTGGAGGGTGATAAAATGGGTTTTCTAGGTTGATATGTTTGTTAATTATTAAACCATTAGAGACACTAGCATGGGGACCCATGCTACTATCATTAGTAAAATAACTAGCTACAAATATACTATTATCTTTAATTTCACTTTTGAAATAATCTAAAAAATCGTTTTTTATGGGGATGTAATCATCTTCAATGAGAAAACTATATTCAAAATCTTTTGCGGTTTGTTTTAAGCCTTCTCCCCAAGCACCATAAGAAATGTTTAAATTTTCTCTAACTATTACTAAGTGAGGGATATTTAAAGATAAATTTTTAGTGTAATCAATTATTTTATCTTCATCAGGGTTATCACTTTCATTAAAAACAAAAGTAATTTGGTCTATCCCTTTAGGATTAGTTTTAATAAAATCGCAATGTTTATTAACATAATCTTTTAAAGGGGAATGATGGTTACGACGAGATGGGGATTTGTCTTTTAACATTCTCCTTCTCCCTCCATATAAGGCTACAATATAATTAGTATTCATTACCACCCCTTTTTAATACAATCTACAATATATTTTCTTTCTTTATCTGTAACCCACCAACCAACAGGAATAGAGACTATTTTACCAATAGTAGCATCTAATGCTGGTAGGTTAGATTGAAATTCATTTACACAAGTATGCTTATCATTACGTTCATGAACTTGAGAAACAGAAATATTACACTCATCCATATGTTTATAAAAACCATCTCTATTATCTACTAATAATGAATAAATCCAAAAAGCAGAGTCAAATCCGTTTTCACGTTTTAATAAAGTTACACCTTTAATATTTTTTAAATTTTCATCATAATAAGCAGCATTTGCTTTGTGTTTGGAAATAATATCATCAGCATGTTTCATATTTTCAATACCCACAGTAGCACAAACATCATTCATATGGAATTTATAACCCCATTCCTCAATATCAGCTTCACAGCGAAAATCTTTTCTATCTCCATCTCTATCGATACCATACCATCTAGATAACTTACCCCTATCATGTAATTTTTTATGGGGAGAGAGAAGTAAACCTCCATCAACTGAAGTAATATGCTTAATAGCTTGTAAGGAGAACATAGTTAAATTGCCATGAGTTCCAATTGGTTTTCCTTTATATTCAGATCCAAAAGAATGAGCTCCATCTTCAATTACTGCAGGTCTAAACCCATACATCTGTTGAGCTTTATCTTGTATTTGTTTTATTTTGTCTAAATCATTAGGGTATCCTCCCCAATGTACTAACATTATAACTTTGGTTTTAGGCGTTATTTTACGTGCTAAATCGTCTAAATCCATGTTTAATGTTGTTGGGTCAATATCAACCCATTTTAATTTTAAACCATTAGCTAACACAGGCCAATTTGAAGCTGTGCAAGTCATAGCAGTTGCTAAAACTTCATCTTCTGGTTCTAATCCAGGCCATTGAGAATTGTATTGAATTATACCTTGATAATTTTTTGGGTTTTCGGAGGGTTTTTTTAATAAATGAAGAGCTAAATGTAAAGCAGATGTGCCAGCATTTACAGTTTGAAGATAATCATGTTTAAAACGATCTTTAAGTAGTGATTCAAATTCTTCTACTTTAGGTCCTTGTCCTATATACCCACTATCTAAAACTTCACCAACTTTATCTTTTGCAGTAGGTGACATAAATACTTTAAATAATGGAATTTTATTGTTTGGTTTATTCATAACTTTAGATTTTTTCATAAAACTCATTTTGTTGTTCTTGTCTTTTAATATTTTTTGGATGGTATAATGCTAATTCTTCTTGGGGTGGGAAAGCTGAAAATTTAGTATGACCTTCTAATACTTCATGTACTTTATTCTTCCATTTAATAGTTGAGTTATTTTTATATACTCTCATTTGATAATCAGGCCAGTTAACCCATCCCTGATCATTAACTCTCCATCTCCATTTTTTAATATGTTCATCAGTTAAACCTTCAACAGTATTAACTCTAGGCACATGGTAAACATCAACTTCAGGATTCGTTTCTAAAATACTATGAATGTTATTTATTAAAATGGGGTTTGGAACCTCATCAGCATCAATTTGAAATATATAATCTCCAGAACATAAACTTGTAAGATGGTTTTTCCAATCAGCAAAATGATTTTTGAATGATTTTGATACTGAAGTGACTGGTTGGTCTTGTAAGTAACTCCATACTTCAGCTGTACCTTTTTGTTTATCAAACAATACAACTATTTCATCTTCGGTTTTTTTACTATTGATTAAAATAGGTAGTAATGTTTTAATCTCTTTGATTTCATTACAAACTGTTATTGCGTAACTAATTTTCATTTTATCTTATTTTTGGTTAAAAATCCCTATATAATCTAAAGCTTCTATATAATCCTTTTCTTCAAATTCTTGAATAGTTTCCATATCCATTCTATATTTGTAAAACTCACCTTTTTTACCTGGGATTGGGTATTTTTCTTTATTTTTTTCGTTTACTTCAATTGCTTTTACTGCTCCCCACTTCCAGTTTTCACTACTAGTTCCATTAGCAAATATCATCCCCTTTTCAGGTAAATTAATAGTTGAAGGCATCCAAACTTTTCCTTCATCATCCTCACCCATTAATTCTTTATATAAGTTGGGGAGAAGTTCTATTTGTTCTTCAAAAAATTTAGAATCTTTTTTTAATAAACTATTAGTAATAAACCCACAACCATAACATTGGTAGTTATTAATTTCATGGTTTACTTCTTGAACATAGCAAGCATCTGACCCACATCTAGGGCATGTTATCATATTATCCATTTATACTTTTTTTAATTTTGGGAGTTGGAATTGAACTTGTTCTGAAAATGTAGGTAGATATTTTTCAAGAAGACTTTCTAATTGTTCTTCCATTTTTTCAAAACTAAAATTAGATCTACTAGAATATCCTTGACGTTTACCTTTTACTTTCCAATCTTTATAATTCTCAAAAACGTCTTTTAAATAATGTCCTACTTGACCGTGGTCAACATTAAACCATTGAGAACCTTCTATTAACATATCTTTTTGTTGGGCAGATTTATGAATAGGAGCTAATTTACCATCCATTAAAGCTGTAAATTCTTTCTTTAAGAAATCAACATGACCTGACCATCCTGTAGTAATTATTGGTTTATTAGTTAAACTAAATTCTAGTAAAGGCCTTCCAAACCCTTCACCTTTAGTTAAACTAACCATTGCTTTAACTTTACGATGATTATATAACTCATTCATTTCCTCATTTGTAAATTCCCCATGAAGAATGTAAATATTAGGTAATTGGTTTGCGGGAACGCTATTGCGAATAGAATGTAGTCTTTTTTGCATTTCATATCTGTCCATATAACTAGACCCAGCACCACTTATTTTTAAAATTAAAGCAGGTACTTTCTTTTTATTTTTAAACAATTCATAAAAAGCTTTAATTAATAACCCTACATTTTTTCTATCTTCACCTAATTGACCACGCATCCAATGTCCTACAAACAAATAAGCAAAGGATTCAGGAATTTCATCAATTGATTTAAATAAATCATTATTAGTCATTGGGGTGTCTAATGGTTTGTAAAGATCTAAATCAGCACCTTCAATTAAAACCTCACATGGGGTTGTTAATTTTAGTAAAATTTCTTCCCCATTTTGATTTTTACCATTATAAGTAGTTTTTTCAAAAACATCTTTACTATGTTTAGATGAAGTTAAAATTAAATCCATTCTATTACACCCTTCAATCCATTGGTGAGCACAAGTAGTAGTTTCAATCCCTGCTGTAAGTCCAATATTATATTTTCCAACTTTTTGAAATTCATTAGGTACTGTTATTTGACACCAAATGTCAGGTTGTTTATCTAATTGGTTATTAGGTAAATTTAACATATGTGAATTTAAAAATCCCCATTCTTCTTGATGATCTTTAATAAAACCAAATGGGGTACCTCCCCACCTTTGTGGTAATATTTTAACATCATATTTTTCACTTTGAATTAATGCTTTAACAAAATCTCTAGAACGCGCTCCATACCCTGAATAGGTGTCAATAGGGCAACTTATATAAAATGTATTTTTCATTTAGTAAATTATTTTATGTTTTAAAACTCTTGATTCAAAGTCAGTATCCTTTAGAAATTCAAATTTTTCTCTAGGTGTCCATGTATCAAATAATTCATCTAATCCTTCTATAATTCGATTAGACATTTTTTCTGAGGTAAATCCTGCTTCATCTGATAAAGCCCATTCCATACCTGCTTTACCTCTCTCACGTCTTTCCTCATCACCCATCTCGTACATTTCCATAATTCTATCAGCGACATCTTCATAAGAACATCTGTCATCATAAATGTATGGTGTTACTGGGGATCCAACAATTGATAAATTGGTTGGGAATGTTGGTAATACCCATTTTCCATGTTTAGTATAAGTACCCCTATGGTTAGATGGGATATTTTTATCAAAATTAACCCAATTACCATTTTCATCTTCAAAACGCATTTGATCTTGCATTCCACCTGTTACATTAGCAATAAATGGTGTACCAGTTAATAATGATTCAGTTAATGCTAATCCCCACCCTTCAGCAGAAGAAACTAAAATAACTCCATCAGCACAATTATACAACATATTCATTTGTTCTGTTGTAATTTTATCTGCTGAAATTACAATATTACCATCATTTTCAGGGAAGAAATATTCAATAACTGCTCCTAAATCTGTTCCATGCTCGCTTACAAGTTCTGTATGGAGGACTAGAGTACATTTATCTCTTTTTTCTTTTGATAATTCATCTAAGAATAATTTCCAAGCTAAAATTGTATCTGATATTGCTTTACGTCTAATATTTCTAGAGTTAAATAATAACATAAAGTCACAATCTTTACCTTTTGATAAATGTTTTCTAAACTTATTTAATTCTTCACTTGTTTTATTTAAAGGACGAAATACTTTATTATTTAAACCATGAGGAACATATTTTATAACTTTATTTTTAGCTTTATCACCTAAAACAATTTCGTTAATAGCTTTTGTTTGTTTTGATATTCCAAACAAAGCATCACATGACTCATAAAATTCTTTATTATACATTGGAGCGGGCATGCTATCCCAAATATTAAGATATACAATAGGGATTTCTTTCCTAATTTGATTTTCCATTTGAAATACCCATTGAAAATATCTTGGATCTGTAATTAAGAAAATAGCATCTGGTTTTTCTGTTTCAATAACACTTTTCAACAAATCAGGATTACCATATCCATCTGTTGGGTATAGAATAACAGATGAATCATCAATACCTGACAATTTATTATTATCTTCTGATAAGTCAATTCTATTTCCTTTTTCAGGGTGTTTTACAGCACCTGCTAGTTGCACCCAATTATATCTGTGAGAAGTGTGTAAAACCATTTCTCTCCCAATTTGAGCTACTCCTGAATGTACTCTAATATCATCAGTTAGGAGTAATATTTTTTTTCTATCTGATTGCTTAATATAACCTTCTTTCATAATTTATTTTTCTGTAAAATCTAAATTTGTATGATTAGTAATTTTTTTCCTAAATTCTTCATCTGTTAAGAACAAATGAATTGCTCTATCAGATAATTTTTGGAAAGAAAATTTACGTTTAACACATTCAATTTTGAAATTTTCAAATAAATCACTTTGAACTTTTACACTAGTTAATGTCATTTCTTTATTACTCATAATTTTTAATTTATTGTTTTAATATACGATTTTTATTGTGATACTCCACATAATTCTGAATTATCTTTAAATGGGCAGAAGGTACAATTCCATTTTGATGGGGTTGGAGTATAATTTTTATCTTTATATCCTTTTTTATCAAATACTTCTTCAATAAAACCATTTAAAGCTTTATCTGCTTTATTCAACTTTACTTTACCAGATGCTGGGGTAAATGTTTGTATTCTAGGGATAACATAATCGGGGTGGTCAAAAACTTTACGTTTTAAAATAAAGAATTCAATATCAATATTACCTATAGGAATATTAAACTGTTCAGAAAAAAACTTTTTATATAGTATTAGTTGGAATTGCTTATCTTCATCTTTTTTAACTTTAGCATTCCAACCCCGGGTAGAGGTTTTAATATCTATAATTTTGAATGTTTGGGTAGGTTCATGATACATTACAATATCTAAGTAACCCTGATATATAACATTATTATAAAATTTATTTGGGGGCATTACAACAGGTATTTCACATCCTACCAAATACCATCCTTTTTTATTAAAATATTGACCTTTTTTCTTTTTAAAAGTCTTTAATATTTCAACCCCATCATCATAAAACTCTCTTAATTCTTCGGATGAACTAAAATGACTACCTTTATTTTTTTTATATTGTAATTGATATTCTTCTCTTAAGGCATCTTCAAAAATAGTATAAATATCTAACCTATCAGCAGCAGCACCACTTTCATCATACATTACATCTAAATAATGTTGGAGTGCTTCATGTAAAGCTGTTCCAAATACAGTATGAACTGTAGATGAAAATATCTTATGTCCATCTTTGTATTGAAGAGCCCATTTGTGGGGGCAGCTTCTATACATTGAGAATTGAGAATAAGATACATTTTTCTGGTAAGCATAATTTATCTCATCAGGTTTATATGCTCTTATATCTTTTACAATTTGAGGTAATTTTTTCTTTTTTCCCAAAACTTTCTAATTTTATTTACCCCATGAATATACGAACAATCTTTGGAGAAACCAAATCCGGTTATTTTTTCCACTTTCCCTTCATTACTAACTGGGCTATAATACCATAATTAGATATGTCAATGAAACTATCAATCATAGGTTCATCTTTAACATAATTTTTACCTTCACGTTTTAACATGTTTTTTAGGCGGTTTATCTTGTCGTTACAACGCAACCAAATGCCTGTCAGTGACATATGCACATCATCTTTCTCTTCAAGATTAGACCCTAAAGAAATATTTGATAATCCATAATCTAACATTTTACCCGCAAACAATTCATATTGTTCTTTTTGAATTTGCTTAAATTCTTCTGCTAATTCAGGATACATTTTCTCAAAGTCACCTACGGTTGACCCTACAATTTCATCATAACTTGCTTTCTTCATATTGTTAAATAACTTCTTTTTGATCTAAATATTTTTCTATTGTTTCTAATCTCTCATCAGCATCCGCTAACATAGCAAGTGCTTCTTCAGCATTTTTATAGAAATCTTCTGTTGAATGATCTCCAATCCCTGCTGGATTTTTTTCTAGTAATTCTAAGGTTAATAATGCTTTTGCTTTGTCAGCTATTGCTGAAGTGTAAAGCATGTTTCTTAATTTACTCATAATTCTGCTTTTTTCAATAATTTTTGAATTTCTTTTTCTTCAACTCCCATATTTATCAAAATTCCTTCAACTCCAACTCGTCTTAAGATATCAATGTAATGATCTGCTTCTCCAAGAGAACATTCAAAATATTCAGCTACATATTCTGCTAATTCTTGGTAATTTTTTCTTCTTTGGTTTTTGATATATTTAAGCCAGATTTTATTTTTTGGGATCATTTCTCGGTAAATTGAATAAATTTGTTGTTTGTTTTGTGGGTTTATCTTTTGTACATAGTTTGCAACATCAATGTAACCTATATACATTGATACATATCTATGTATCATGTAAGAATTCCACTTATCCCACGAAGCTTGTGAGAAATTTGAAGGAGGAGATTTCTTGTAAGTTATCTCCTCCAACCAATCAAATATATTTTTTACCTCAATTTGGGACATTAAATAGAGATTTCTTTGTATTCTTCTCTAAGATCCACTGGGATAGTTGATTCTAGTACTTTGCCTGATTTAGAATCAAAAAATACGGGGATAGGCATTACAGCATCTTCTTCTGCTCCTACTACAAACTTAGATACTTTTCTAAGTAATACTCCTTGTTGGAAGACATGATTTCCATCTATGCCCTCAATTGGTGTTGTTGATTTCAAATCAACATTCATCTGCATGTTTTGTTGTTCACTCATTTTTAATTTAATTTAATTGTTTTTGTTTTGTTTATAATCTAAATAAAATCCAATCGCTACTAAAATATTCATACCTACACTAGCGATTATTTCGTGTAAGTCTTGGTATACATTTAAACTTAAATGAATATGTCCTAACATCCAGAATGGTATTGCCAAATTTTGACTAATCCAAATTATAAGAAATATTAAAAACTTTTTCATTTTAATTCTATTAATTTTGCAATGAGAGCCATTGCATTAACTTCTTTATCAATCCTAAAATTAGACTGATAGCTATACTCATTGATGTAAACAGCAACCATTCCTTCACTTCCATCTGCGTATACATTAGCATTATCATAAAGATAACGATACAACTCCTCAAAATCTTGAACATTAGCATTTGCAATAATTTGTCTAATTTCTCTCCAATTAGGTTTTTTCTTAGTTAACTCTTTCAATACTGATGCCATATAATTAGATGATACAAGGATTGATTTATCAATTACTACTTCACTATCTTGAATTGATAGTTGAATAGTATTAAGCATTTTACGAATATCTGGATAGAATTGGTTGATAATGGTTTTTAAATCATCAGCACCACAACCTACTTCTTCACTTTGAAAAATATCCATACAATGGTAAGCAATATCCTGTTTTGAAGGTGGTATTACTTTAAGTGTTTGACATCTAGATTGTAACGGATCAATAATACGTTCTATATAATTACAAGTTAAAATAAATCTAGTGTTACGTGAAAATGTTTCAATAACATTACGAAGTGAAGCTTGTGCTTGTATAGTAAGGAAATCCGCTTCATCCAAAATAACTACTTTTAGAGGTTTAAAACTAGCAGATGAGGCAAATCCAGAAACTTTATCTCTAATGGTTTCAATACCTCTTTCATCAGAGGCATTAATATAAAGATGTTCGCAATCAAGATTTTTTACTATAATTTTTGCAAGTGTAGTTTTACCTGTACCTGCGGGTCCATAAAATATTAAATTTTGTATATCATTTTGACTTAAATATTGCGATATAGTTTTTTTAATATGTTCATTACCTACATAGTTTTCTAATGTATCGGGACGATACTTTTCTACTAATAACCCATGATCTCTATTCATAACTTCTTATTTATAACGTAAATATACGAACAATATTTAACACATCCAAGTTAAATACCTTGTTTAAATTCTCCATATAAACTAAACATTTTTGGTTCTTCTTTCTTAACTTCAACTTCATTAGTTTGTATAGCATATAATTTACTATCCATAGGGTCTAATCTATAAGATCCTTTAAATCCTGTTTGGTTTAAAAAAGCTTCTAAAGCATCTGTTAATGTGTTAAATACTTCTTTTTTAGGATCACCTACTAGAGACCACCTGTCTCCAGGGGGTACTCTAGTAGCAATCAATTGGTTATGTTCTACAACTTGCTTTTCCATAATTAATACCCATGCATTTGGTCAGGTACTGGATCTTTTTTATCAGGATGTTCAACAATAACACATTCTGTAAGAAGAATTGTTCCTGCAACTGCTGCTGCATTTTCAAGTGCAGTACGAGTTACTTTTGTAGGATCTATAATCCCTGCTTCTTTCATATCAACAACCTCTTCCGTTTTGAGATTAAATCCAGCCCATTCACTATTACCTGATTCTAATAATTGATACTTTCCAATCATTTGAGCATCTGTTGAATCATAACCAGCATTAACAAGAATTTGTTCAAATGGTTTACCACAAGCTTGATATACAATTTGTCCTCCTGTTGTAGAAACATCAATTTTAGTACGAGCATATAATAAAGCAGCTCCCCCTCCAGGTACAATACCTTCTTCTAATGCAGCCTGGGTAGCATTTAAGGCATCATCAACTCGATCCTTTTTTTCTCTTAATTCAGTTTCAGTTAATCCACCTACATGAATAATAGAAACACCACCTACCATTTTAGCTAATCTATTTTGTAACTGTTCAGTTTCAAAAGGTGTTGTTGATTTTTCTACTTGTGTTTGGAGTTCTTCTATTCTAGTGTTTATAGAATTTTCATCTCCTTTTCCATCAATGATAGTAGTTTCTTCTTTAGTTACTGTTACTGCTCTAGCTTCTCCAAACCAATCCCAAGTAAATTTATCAAGTTTCATTCCTTTATCTTTATCAAATACTTGACCACCAGTCATAGTAGCAATATCTTCCAAGATAAGTTTTCTACGATCTCCAAAGTCAGGAGCTTTAACAGCTGCTACTTTTAGAATCCCTCTTGATTTATTTACAATCAAAGTTGCAAGAGCTTCATTGTCAATATCTTCAGCAATAATTAATAAAGACTTATTTGTTGCTGAAACTTGTTCTAAAATTGGAAGTAATTCTTTTACTTGGGTAAATTTATGATTAGCAACTAAAATGTAACAATCATCTAATTTACATGACATAGTGTTATTATCAGTAACAAAAAAGTGTGATTTATAACCTCTGTCAAACTGCATACCTTCTACTGTTTCAAGATATGTTTCACCTGATTTAGATTCTTCAATATGGACTACACCATCTGAACCTACTTTTTCAATTGCAGTAGCAATTAATTTACCAATCTCAATATCATTATTAGCTGAAATGGTTGCTACTTGTTGGAGTTGTTCTTCAGAAGAAATGTCTTCTGAAATATTCTTTCTAAGACAATTAATAACTTCTTTAACTGCTTTGTCAATTCCTCTTTTAATTTCAACTGCATTCTCTCCATTATTTAAACCAGCTAAACCTGCATTTATCATTTCTCTAGCTAATAAAGTTGATGTTGTTGTTCCATCTCCTGCTTTATCTGCTGTTTTAATTGCTGCTGCTTTTACTGTTCTAACCCCTAGTTCTCTAATGTTACCATCAACACAAACACTTTTTGCTACTGTTACTCCATCTTTAGTACTTTGGGGTAACCCTGGGTAGTTATCAATTAATACATTTCTACCATTAGGTCCTAATGTACTTACTACTGCATCAGCAAGGGTATTAATCCCTTCCATCAATTCATTTCGGGCATCAGTCCCGAACTCTATTTGTTTTCTTAAATCTACTGGCATTTTATTATTGTTTTATTTTTGCTAATATTTGTTGTTCGGGTCCTACAAAGAACTCTTCTCCATCATGTTCTAATTTTGTGAATCCCATAGTAGGTAAAACTACTACGTCACCAATTTGAACTTTAGTTTCAAAAAAATTATCACCTGTAACTGAATACTTTCCAGGGCCGACAGCTACAACTGTACCTTTTTCGTTTTTGTCTTTTCCCAAATCTGGTACTACAATGTTTCCATACATTGTTTCTTCTTCTTCTAGCGGTTTAACTATAACCGCATCAAATAATGCTTCTAAATTCATACTAATTCTAATTTGTTTAATAATTTTGATATTTCTTCTTTTTGATATTCCCATTCTTTAACATATTCTTTTACTGATGAATATGCTTGTTTATTGTGTAATTTAAGACCAGCAATTTTCTTTAATGCAGATGATAGATTAGTATAATAACCAATAGCTTTTTCATAGTCTTGACCTTGATTACCATTGTCTACTTTACCAAACTTCCCAACATTTTTTTCATCAGGGGTAATGGTCTCAATCAATGTATAACAATATTGATCTTTTGAAAGGTGGAAAGGTGCTAGGATTGGATCCTTAATAATTGTGTTTCTCATATAACTTTTCTTTTTTATTTATAACCGTAATATACGAACAAAATCGCGCTTGGACACGTTTTTTTTAAAAAACTATTACTTAATTTTAATTACTTTTGGCTTAGCTTCTTTGGTAAGTGGTAAAGAAATCTTTAATAATCCATTTTCCATTTCAGCATCGATTTTTGTCAAATCAAATTTAGGTGCAATTTTATATCCTAAACTGAATGATTTTCTACTTAAACCATGGTAAATATACCCTGACAAATCTGTTGGGGTTTCTTCTTTTGGTTTGTCATAGGATATCCTTAATACATCAGATTCTACCTCAATTGAGATATCTTCTTTAGTAAGACCAGTACACGCAATCTCGAAGTAAAGACCTTCTTGATCGTGATAAATGTCTAAAGGATGGGGTTGTTTTGAATTTAATGCAGGAGCGAATTGCTCATCTGCTTTGAAAAAATTTCGATATAAAATATCGAAGGGTGCTAACGGGTGTTCATTGAATAATGTACTCATATCATTTATATATTTGTGCTGTCTTTCGATCAGCGGGTTAAAAAAATAAAACTTACGCGCCCAAGCTGCGATTGTGTTTTGTTATACGTATATTAAAATTCTCTTTCTGCTTTTCTTACCATAAAATATTTGGAAGAAATATCATCTAAGTTGAAATCTAACCTCATTAATCCCATACTACTTAGTTTTAATTTACCACCTTCCATATCTTTATTTGCTTGAAGAATAGTTTTAAATGTATCTGAATTAAATGGGAGTTTAATGTTTGTTTCTCTAATATCTCCTGATATTTGATAGGTAATTTTATTATTATGTCCTGATTCATCACCAAAAACAAACTCAACAACATCCTCTCCATCTAAATTAGTAGTAGTTGTTACTAACATATTATCAATTAATGCTAACGCACTTTTTGCTTTAATAATATTATTTATATCTTCTTGGGTTAAATCTAATTCAACAACCCATTCTGCTTCTGTTACTTCACCCACTTTACCAATTAGTAATGGATCTGATAAAGCATAACTAAGATTAAAATTAAGATCTGATATGTTTAGTTTAGTATAAATTGCATTGTTTTTTTCAAATTCTAGTAATAAGTCTCCATTACAAATACTAATCAAATTTTGTAATTTTTTAGTATCATAAATAGCTAAATTGCTATCTTCTAATTTAAAATCAGTGCACGTAACATTTCCAATAACATCTTTAGTAGGTGTCATAAAATCAATATTTAATGAATTATCATTAATAACCCATTTTACTGATTCATTAGTACCTAAATAGTACTTATTAATTATCGATTGTATCTTTAATTTATTTATCATTTATTTAAAATTTAAAAAACATTTCTTTATAAGGGTTAAGATTTAATGTCCAACCAAGATCAGAATAAAAACCTTCTAGTTTATTTAATAGTATAGACTCAAATATTTTTTTTCTATCAGCATATTCTTCAATGAATGTACGAATCTTAGGTGCTAAATCAAAGTCTAAAAATGCAACAGCATCAATTTGGTATGGGTTTGGTTTTAAATAGATCCATTTAATTTTTTCACCTTGAGTTATTAATTTATGTTGGTTACTTAAACCCCAAAATCGTAATAAATCATTGTGTCTAATTACAGCTCTAACAGCTGCTGGTGCTCCCTTAGCTACAGTTGTAAACATCTCCCCTGCACGAGCTTTACGTTCAGTGTATTTATTTAATGTTTTGACTGATGTTGGATTACCTAACTCTGTTAGCGGTATACTACCGTCTAATATTTGCTGTTTAAATATTTTGACACGAGCATCAATTTCAGTTTGAGGCGCGCCTTTTAACACATCTACTAATGCTTTATGGAAAAATTTACCTAATACAGGAGGAAAATTTGCTTTTTTAAATTCAAGTCCTTTTACATCAAGTGATTCTTTTGTAATGCCTTCTTGTTTTGTAATCCATTGAGCATATCTTCTAGTAGCTCTAAAATAAGCTGCTCTAATAACACACTCAGTTTTCATTTCTAATCGATGGTTACCCTTAGCATTAAAACAATCTGTAGCTAGTTCACTATAAGAATCAGTGATAATATCTTGATATTTTAAAGCAATATCTTCTAATTTATCATCTTTTTCTTCACTAGGCATTTCCTCAAAATTAGGATATAAATGTCTAAGTAAAGGTTCTGCATGTATATAAATTGAATCTGTATCAGAATATGCTACATAATTAGTATCTTCAGGATCACAAATCCACCAAGGAGTATCTTCTATATGCTTCATAATTCTATACCTTCTTTTATAACTTTATTAATATGACGATTAGCAGTTAATGCACTTTCTTGAATAATACGTTGACCGCTCAAAGTAATAGCTTCTGATAAAATAACATTTCCATAACGGAAACTACCAAGAGCAGTTGCACCATACAAACTATTTAGCAAAATCTTCATTGTATATTGTTTCATATGAAATGCTGCACCTAATTCTTTATTACCAGATTTATATGCTGTTTTCATTTCATTTTTATATAATACACGTTCCTCAAACCATTTTTTAAGTATAGTTGATAATACAGATTCACGATTAGTATTAAACATAACCCCATTAGCTGAAATGGATAATTCATTTTGTTGAATCATTGATATTAGTCGACCAATATTAACTTTAGTTCTGTTTCGTTTAGCATTTTCTATTGTTAATTCTTCTTCAGGATCTCTACTTAATAAATCATTTAATCCTAAACGATTGTTTCTATCATCAGCATCTATAATTCTACCCACCATGGTTTCTTTACCAATATTAATAGTCATTATAATTGAGGGGTATAGTGAAGTTAAATCTTCATCAAATACATAATTGTAAATACCTGCTTTAGGACAAAATAAATAACCCCCAGCATAATTCTTTTTAGATAAAGGATTACGTTCTTTAGCAGGAGGGATAATATTTTGACTAAGTAGATAAGCTGATATAGCCCCATCTTGGGTTTTAGTATTAGCATATACTTCACTATAATTATGTTTA